AGACTAAACTTCGTCATCTTCATCGAGATCTTCATCATCTAATTCATCATCTAGATCCAAGTCCTCGTCTTCGATTTCTTCCTCAGCTTCTTCTGCTTCATCGTCGCCTTCTGTATCAAGGTCAAGCTCGAGCTGATCACCATCCTCATCCCCCATGATGTCATCATCATTTTCATCATCGGCTTCTACTCCATTATAGATGTTATCAGCAAGACGTACTTTCTCTTGATCTAAAAGATCTGACATCTTAATAGTCATCACATCGTTAAATGTCTTATTCGCATTATTATAATCCTGATCTAGCGCTTGGCTAATCAATTCTTTCACTGCTTCACTCATTGTGCATCTCCTGCTACAGGTTTAAGTTCAAATTTTTGAGCTGGAGCTTCCTGTTCTGGTTCTTCCTCTTCAGGTTCTTCAGCTTGTTCACCATCAATATCTTTTTTCATTTGTTCAATATCTTCATCAGAAAGATGCAGAACATTCTTCTGTACCCATTCTTTTGAGAAATATTCGCCGACATAGTTTTGAACTCTATCCAGAGTTTCAATCCGATTTGTCAGCATCTCTGCGTCACGTAGTTCTGCAAAGTGATTATCTTTCTGATAATCAACAGTAATATCATTCTTCCACTCTTCCCAATCCTCTTCTGTAATGATACCTTTCATTATCAGTTGAGTTCTGAGAATACCATAGAAGAGATGAGAGAATCTCATACGAAGTCTATCAATAAACTTCTGAAATTTAAGTTCGTCTCGGTTGATTTCTGTACTTCTACCAAGAATACCTTGAACTGATTCAGTATCCAAACGTGAGATCGGTACATTCAACGAACGATACATACGCTTTTGGAAGTATACAATATCGTCAATCTGTCCGAGGTTCTCACCACCAGGTAGTGTAGAAATTTCTGTACCTCTACCACCTTCACGTCTTGGTAACCAAAAATCTTCTAATAAAGACTGATGTTTACGATCGTCTCTAATCTCACCGGTCTTTGCATCATAGACAAGTTTGTTACGATACTTGGCCATAATGTCTTTCATATATTGTTCTGACTTACCGCGTGGTAGGTTACCAACATCGATATAGAAAATACGACGTTCTGGTGCACGAGCCAATCTATAGATAACCAATGCGTCTTCCATCATACGCAGTTGATTAATTGGCTTCAGTGCTTTATGTAGATGTGATACAATCTTTTTACGATCTTCGGTCAACAGACCAGATGTAACATATGACACAGAGTCATTGGTCATCTTTACACCAGATGTTGACTGTCCTGGTTTCTCTTGATAGATAAAGAACTCTTCTGTCTTTTCTACAAGTTTTGCACCTGTCACTGGATCTTTTTTGTACTTGACCTTCTTGACTTTACGCATCTTTGCTGAGTCAATAGGACGAATCTCTTGGATACCCTCTTTAGGATTGGATTCGTTTACAACCAAGTGGTGATATAAACGGCCATCAACATACCAACGACGAAAGATATCGTGACCTAATTCCTTAAAGTTCAACATACCATAAATTCTGTCGAACTCTTCTTTAATCAGTTTTTTAATTCTGTCAGGCGCTTTGACATCATCCATATTGATATCAAGCGTCTGTTGTAATTCGCCCCCCGTAATGGCCTCATTTACAATATCTTCGATAGCGTTATCAACTTCAGGATGCATCGCATTACCGCGATACTTCATAATCAGCTGATAGTTATCTTTCGAATCGTCACCATCTAAATTGAGATACTGACCATAATGAGTGCCGGATGCAGTAGCATAACTACCGCCTTCATCATCACGAGGCGGAACGATCGAAGGTTTCTTTTTTTCTTCTTCGTCTTTTTTGGCTTTTGTAATTTGAAAGCCAAATAACTTTAAACCATCATTTTCTGCCATTTCATATTCCTAGCTTAGAGAAAGGAAGCCGAGAAACCCGGCTTCCTCTTTTATTTATCTTAGCTTGTAGTGTCTGATTCCCAATACTGGAATGACCAAGTACATGTGAATCTTTCAATTGTATCATTGTCTGCATAAGACAACGCAATCGGTGAAAGATCCTGTGGATATGCTCCACGGAAGTTGTATGTCTTGATCTTATTTCCATTGCGATCCAGTTGTTCTACCTTTAAGTCTGCTTCGTATTCAATTGGAGTTGAAAGACCAGAATTTTCTGAGTGAGAATTAATCCCGTTCATCCAACGCTCAATTGCGTTACGAATTGCAAAGTCTGTATCGTTGATGATGGTAGTTGTCCATTCTGGGAATGTACGGTCACCGGCCATCTTTAGGACACGACCTCTGAAAGGTACTGGAATCTGACCAAAGGTCGATCCAGGTAGTTCAGCGGCTTCACAAAGGAATGATGTAAGTTCTGCATCACCATTTGCGAAACCTGGATAGTTGATTGTTACCTGAAAGAGGTTAGGACGAGCTCCGCCACCTCTCAGCTTTGACTTAAAGTCATCTACTCCGAGAATTGCCATTGTTCATTACCTCCTTACACTGTGCCTACGACTTCTTCGAAGTCAACACCGGTACGAACAGCCACAAAGTTCAGAGTGACGTAGTTAATTGAGCGAGCAGGCTTAATAAAGATATTAGCAATGAACTCGTTACGATCAACTACAGCCGGAGTGTTGTTTGTTTCATCACAGACTACACGGAAGTCTGTAATACCACGCCGACCCTGTACTTCACGAAGTACTGGTTCTACGATATTGACGAACTCAGCCCGAGTAAACTCATCGTTAAACTCGAACATAACTTGTTCTGCTGCTCTACCAATTGCTCTTTCAAGTACGAGGAACAAGCGACGTACGTTGATGCGATCGAATGCAGATGGACGTCCAAGTTTGGTCTTATCACCAAAGAGGAGAACACCTTGACCCGGAATATTTGCAATTGGGTTTACACTTGCTTTGTACAGAGTATCTCTCTGTGCCTTAGTAGGTGAGTAAGCAATTGAAGTAATTCCAAGATATTGACCGCGACGAGAACCTGCAGGTGAGAACCATGGTGCACGATTTAAATCGGTAGCAGCCATGATACCAGCTGTAGATGAAGCAGCAGGAATATTGATGTACTGATCATTATACTTGTCATAAATTTTCAGGAAGTTACCGTCATTGACAAGATATGATGAGTTTGTAAATGTGTTTGCAGTTGTAACAATGTTTGTTGTCATGGTTGCAGTATTTGTCAAACCAAGAACATCGGTACGTGCAGGTGATGCAGCAACTACACAATCCTTACGAAGTGATTGTGCTGTTGTGATCAGATCATTTACGATTGTTGTTTGATCTGTACGACCATTCATCGAAGGAGCGATCAAGAAGTCGACTTCTACAATGTCTTTGTCTTCGTACAGGTCATAACCTTGTAGGTATTCTGTGGTTCCTAATTGACCAGAGTTTGCACCCTTTGTGAAACTATAAGGCTGCGTGGTGCCGGCCGCACTTAACGATGTTGCAATAAAGTTTTTACCGTTAGTAACAAAGCCTGTTGCACCACGTGCAGCACTAAAGTCAGAATCCCAACCAGCTTGCCAGAGATATTCTGAACGGTTGTTGATAATGTCTAATGCATAGTTAGTTGTTCCATCCGCGTTCTTAGCATCTGTAGCAATTGAAACAAATGGATAACGCTCTAGGATTGTACCACGTGTGCCGGTAAATTCGCCATCACTGTCGATCACGACAACGTGAATTTCATCGTTTGATGCACCGCGATCATTTGCATAGTCTGATGTGCTAGGAGCAGCATCAAATTCATTTGCATATGCCCAGTTAGTAAAGATCGATGAATTAGCTGAATCTGCAGGACAGATTTCAACTTTAATTGAATTACCAAGTTCGCCAGGGTAACGCGCGATAAATGTATGATTATCTGCGTCTAATGCAGATTTTTGTGCTTCCCAATCTGGTTCATTCTTAACTATTTCTGTAGGTAATGAACCATCGGAATCTGTTGCAAGCTGTCCTCGAGTAGAACGAGCATTGAGTGCAGCTGATGTTACTTCTCTTGTTACATACAGAGAACCTGAGTAACGAAGGAAATAAACAGCTGAGTGAAAATCGATTGTATTCGCAGAGTCTGGAGATGCAAAGGTATTTACAAGAGTCGCTTCATTATCGACTAATACTCTTGTATCAGCAGGACCCCAACGATAGTTCCCCACGATTGCGCCTGTAGTTGACTGTACGTTCGGAACGCCACCAGTCAGGTCTATTTCTTTGACGACAACCGCTGGAGATGCAGACGGTGTTGAAAGTGCCATTTTAATATCCTCTATTAAAAATTATATGTGTTCCATAATACGATTAGTCAACTTACTGTTATTTATAATTTTATTACTCTACAGAACCGGGTCATCTGGATCCCAAATAAATCGATCTGTGTTTTCTTCTCGTATTTTCCACGGATCTTCAGCATTTTCGATTTGATTAATAGCATCGGTACCATCATCGATAAACCCGAATGGTACCATATCATCATCAATTTCTTTCATTCTTTGCTTAAATAGCATCTCTTTCAGATTAATATCGGTCATGTCGGCAAAATATTGAGTTGATACAAAATAGCCAAACATCACGAGATTCATCATCAAATCATCATGGTTGCCATCAGAAGCCTCATAAGATTGACCTCGAGCTTCAAATGTAGAGATTTCTAATATTGTCTGTTCATCGACAATATTCAGTTTGTTGTTCTCTAAGATGTCTTTGATTGCTGAACAGCCCAGTCTCTTTGTCTTTCGATTGATTTCGATACCGAGAGCATTGGCTTTAATTGCTGATTCGACATGCATGTTTTCATATTCTAGATCGTGGTATAATCCATTACAAACTACAGAGCCCTGGTCATTTGATTCAATTACCACATAAGCGTCATTATAGACTTTCGCATACTTATATATAATGTTAGGGAAGAGAATAGGAGAGATAGTGTTGTTGCGATATACAGCAACCTGTGCAAACGGGCGAACGCTAATATCGATCAAATTAAACGTAGAATAATCCTGTCCTCTTCCCTTACTTACATCAACGGTCATGATATACTCATGGCCTTCAATTGGTTCTTCATATACTAAGAAGTTACCACCCTCTAGAACCTTTTTAGGATTTAATGCTCTCAGACCTAAAAGTGTCTCGGCATTAATTAATGTGTCACCTGTTCCAAAGAACGTGTTACCAAACTCTTGATCAAACTGTAACTGAGATGTATTTGCTACAGTCTGTTTTTTCCACTCTTCATCTCGGCCTGGCACATCCCACCAGTCTACACGAAATGATTTGAATTCATTTACGCCTTGTACTGCACCTTCCCATATCTTATGAAACTGGTTACCGATGCCGTTAGCTGTGGAGGTGATAATTACCTTTGTATCTTTACCAGATGACACAAC